AGGCAAACCCGCAGAACGTGACCGTTGCTGGTGGCGAACCACTGCCCCACACGGGGGCAACGGTTGTATCGGTGATACAGGGAATTAACGATGTGGCGGATCATGGACGCACCTCCACCGTAGTTACGTATTTAACCGGGCTACCTTTCATTGAGATGGTTTCACACATCTCTGCCGCTTTCAGTTCCGCTGTTTTTCTGGATTTATAGCGACGGTGCCAGACAGATACATCCGTGCGAACTGATACATCGTTTCTGTATTCCGTAGTGGAGATGATGATTTCGTAACTAATCATGGGCGAACCTCCTTGTCAGAACCATTCAGCCTGGAATCAACAAGTGCAGCGCCAAAAACAGCATCACCAACACGGTCGTACAGTTTGCTAGCCAGCGGAGATTCAACGGCCTTAAGCATTGGATAAAGCTGGCTTGTCCAGATTTGATGGATTTCACGCAAATGCAGGTATACGCCTCTGGCGTTTCGTGCGACAGCTGACATATCAGACGCATCGGCACCTGATAAACTCTTCTCCATCAGGTTAAAGGCGTTGATGTATGCCTCTTTGAACCGGGCAGCACGTTTACCAGTAAAGCCCATAGCAAGGAACGCGAAGCCATCACGGGTGATTTGATAGCAAGGTAGTTTGCGGCCTGATGCGTCGGTGTATTCACTTAACACAAAATTGTGTTCAGTAAATTCAGCGGAACATTCGAGGTTTCTAATTCTATCTAAAACCCGCTCATGCCGTTTAGTAAAGTAATTAGCTACTGCAAGAGATGTGGTGACAACGCGACCATTGATAATCGTGATTTCAGGGTGAGATTGGGTTGGGAGAGTAGTCATGGTGACAGCCCCTATGTTGAATTCAATGAACTCACCACCAAGGCTTTCCACGACCATATAGGTGGTGAGACGTACAGGGGTGGAAATACCGGTCAACATAGAACCCGGCCCAACCGAAGTTGGCCCTGCACGCCCCACCATAATTTGGGCGTAACGATGCTCATGACACGAAAAAACCGCATGAGCGCGGTTGTGCTCTATATTGAATTTCGGGTTTCCACGCCCGGCACCCGCTTTATAAGGTGCCTGAGCAGTGTAACGTCCCGGAATTGCAGAATCAATATTTGGTCTTGAAATGATCATATAGCTGCTGATATCTTTAGAACTGTTCTTGGATGTTTCGGAGCCGTTTTATGCGAAACAGCTCCCCGTTATTGATGTTGAGTGAGCCGGGTTACTCCCGGCTTTTTTTCACCGCTGCCAACCAATAACCTGAAATAACCCCATTTTCGGGTGATACCAGCGAGTCCCTCGCGGTTCTGCTTCCTCCATAACCCGATAAAAAGCAGCCATAAACGGTTCCACAGCAACAATTGCGCGACGTGACAACAATCCGTCCGGCGTCATGAACTCATGTGTGTCTGTAGGAATTTGATAGGCGTTCACCAGATTGCGGCATTTATCATCTGACAAACCGGTTTTTGCTTTCAGTTGGCGATATCCGGCATAGCCCTCACGAATAGTGCCCTTTTTAATTTGCTCGACTGTTTCAGCAACGTGGCTGACTTTTTCTTCCACCTGAGTGATCCGTTTCTGCTGACGAACGGCTTCAAGAGCCATCGCAGCAACCATTTCAATTTCGCTCATTGGCTTACGGATCTGTTCTTCCAGTTCACGCCAGCGATCTACCAGGCGAGCAGTGAATTCAGGGCAGAGCTGTGCGACGACAATGATGCTGTCGCGCTTACCTTGTTCTCCTTCAAACAGGTAATGCTCATATTGAACTTTAAAACCTAAGTTATTGATTTTCTCGGAAACAGCCATTGGCGGTTTCCGGATGATGTTTTTAGCAACCAGGCGTTCGATACTACGTTTAACATCTGAGTGCTGACTACCCACCAGCTCTGCGATCTCAACGCTGGTCATGGATGCTTTGTCGTTAAAAATTGCGGTGTTCACTGCCATCTCCTTACGGATAAATTCTTTTAAGATTCCGCACATTCGTACTTATTGGTGCCGAACCTTCCTTCAGTTATCCTTTTGATCCCTATAAACAAAAGAACCAAAGGAGGTTCGACATGAAAGTTCAGGCCGTTGGTTTATTCTGGTTTCGCGATGCGATTCAGTATCATGAGCTCAAAAATATTTTTACTGATGCTGATGTGCTCTCCGACAGTTACACCGAGTGGAAACACGACGCTGAAAAATTGATTAAGCGTGTCGAAAGAAGCGGGCAACGAGTTATTAAAGTTGAAGCGGATACAGCCGAGTTCATCACCTGGTGTACAAGCGAAGGCATTGGAATCAATGCCGAAGGTAGAATGCAGTTCGCATCCTTTAAGGCTTACCAACAACTTCTCAGCGAACGCTAATGTGATTGGGGCAATCGAAATGGTTGCCCCATCGTATTTAATAGTTATTTTTTCGCTCATATCACCACCATCACTTCTCGTCCTCTGTGTGCGCTAAGCTTGGATTTGAAATTTTGCGTAACGAATCAGGAATTCCATCTTCAGGGTGAGGATAAAGATCTGGCCTTAAGCCATGTGGCGTGACCTTCCATGCAACTACTTCACATACGCGTAAAACGAAACGAGCAGGAATTGTGTTTTTTGAAAACCACTGATTCACCGCTTGCGGCGTCACACCAAGATTTCGCGCTATGGCATTTTGCGCAATTAATGCACGAAGTTTGTCGTAATCATTTCCTTTCATAACAAAGCACCAACATTAACTTTATAAATCAAGAATACATCAAGTTTAAATTAACATGCAAGTTGCAAAAGGATCGAATACACTAAAATCAAGTAAAGATTTATCCTTGTAAAGAAACCCACAGGATTTGGTCATGAAGAACGTCAAAAACACGGAAAATCGAATAGCCGCGATGCTGAAAGCAAAAGGATGGACTCAGGCTCAACTGGCCCGCAAGTTAGGTGTGAGTGCGCAATCAGTGCAGTACTGGACAACAGGAAAAACATTTCCACGGAGTGATAAGCTCGCGCATTTATCCGAGATTAGCGGTTATCCACAATCCTGGTTCTTAGGTGAAGACTCCTCACCAACCTTTTCCTCGCAAGAGAAACACCAGACAAGAACAGATAGCGTCGTGTTTAATGTCCTTGATGTTGAGTTTAGTTGCGGTGATGGAACTCATGTCCGTGGTGACTTGATAGATGTAGTGCGCTCAATAGAACTTGATCCTGAATATGCCCGACGCCTTGTTGGAAATCGGGCATTCAAAAATATAGGAATAGGTAACGCCAGAGGAGACAGTATGGCTCCCACAATCTCACCTGGCGACCTTCTTTTTCTTGATAAGACAGTAACTTATTTTGATGGCGATGGCATTTATGCATTTTGTTTTGATGGAGAATGCTACGTGAAAAGACTTCAAAAAATTGGAAGCAAAATCATGGTGTTATCTGATAACCCCAATTATCAACCATGGAGCATCGAAAAAGAGGGGTTAGCTCTGCTTTATATCCAGTCTAAAGTGATCTCATCAGTACCATTCAATATAAACAGATTTGGTTAGTCTTTGATTTTAACGGGCTTTGCCCGTTTTTTTCTGCCTAAAACACACGATATCAATTTTTTCTTGACAGCCTATTTCTCAAAGCATAATATCGCGCCATCAATTATAACTTGATTAAATTCAATTTAAAATTGTTGGTGGGTATATGAAGACACTAAAAGCAACTCCAGAAACAACTAATTTTATCAACTGCGGCTGTGTTACGCTTGAAGGCTTAGAACTTGATTCCTTTGCATTAAATATTGCAAATTTGCTAAGTGCTGTACGCACATTCCATCTTCTGGATTGTGCTCGCTCAAAGGAACTGGGCATTGAGGTAATGGAATTTATCCATGAATATGCCCTATCTGCGGCTTCTCCTGCACAACAAAAACAATCCTTCCCTAAAAGCTGGCTGGTTAACCTTCGCACCCAACGCGAAGCCTGCGGCTTAACAACCGCCGAACTCGCCAGGCTGCTCGATCTCGATGAAGAAATCATCATTCAGTGGGAGAGCGGAGAGTATGAACCAACCATCAGTATGCTTATCCCACTGGCAAATATTCTTGGCTGCGATCCGATGTGGCTGTTAACTGGCGAGGTTACTCCTCCGGAGCAACCAAAAAGTGAGGAGCAGCAACACCATGACGCATCTCAACAAGTTTGCCCCTTATCTCGCGAAGCTCTTCTGCGGAAGAACCAATACCAATGGTGACATAATCGCCGCTTCGCCCTTCAAGGTACATGCGAACATTTTTATCAATCATTGCGGAAACAGTCTCAATATGAAAACACTTCTGAGACTCGCTATATAGCAGAACATATAAGTCAGCTGAGGAAGCCATGAAAAAGTTCGAAAACATAACTGTTCTCCATGTTGATGACTTTGATTATACAAACCCGGAACTTCTCCCGGAGGTTGTAAAGGCAAT